CGTCTAACACGACTGAAGTGATCGTTCGGTCATCCAGTCATTGATGGCTTCTTCGTCCACCGCGTAGGCAGACGTGAACGGTGTGATTTTTCTAGTCTTCGTATTCACGAACATTTTTAAAACACTCACTCGTTTGGCGAAAAATACTGGAATCCCAAATTTTTCGTTAAATTTTATAGCGATTTCATACTTTTTCTTAGCAAAAAACTCGTTAACTATGAACATGAGATGGACGTGTTCGACCGATGGGTAAAGAGCCTTGTACTCTTCTCTTAGACACGGACCCGCTCGAATTTTTTCATCGGCCGTCCCCGCGACCTTTTGGTGTTTGACCTCGATGATGATGATCGTCTTACGATCGTGAGACACGTAAGCACCATCCGGTTTCTTATTGTGTTCCCATTGTGGATCTTTGAGATCGGCCATGTGTTTCGTAAACTGTCCTTGTTTTAGGTATACGAATTTCTTGTCACCGATCAAGTAGGACTTGCCCGGTACGTGTCCACGAAGGACACACTTTTCAAACGGAAGACCGTTTGCATTCGTATTAGCACCACCTTTGCCTCCCTCTATCATTTTTTGTTTGATTTAGACATGGTTTGTGCTTACTTAGGTACTACGTTTGATTTAGACATGGTTTGTGATCATAAAATTTAAAGTAACACCATACTTTTTAAGAATTTGAAAAACAAAAATAAAAAAATATTTTTTTCAAAACTTTTTTTAGAAAAAAGAAATGTAAAAAATAATTTTTTTTTCTAAAAATTTCTAGACAAAAAAAGTTTATAAAATTTCCAGTTTTTTACCCATATTTAATACCACAAAAAGTCTATATAATTTTAAGTATATTTTTGACGAGATTTTCCTATTTAGACATCATTTAGACATGCCTCCTATATAGACCCCGTCTTTTGGTTTAAAATAGACATACCAACTTTTTTATGATATAGTATTTTTCTATATAAAAACAAAAATAAAAAAATATTTTTTTCAAAACTTTTTTTAGAAAAAAGAAATGTAAAAAATAATTTTTTTTTCTAAAAATTTTCGGAGAGAGAAAAAGTTTATAAAAAATTCTTCCCATACTTAATACTAGAAAAACCGCATATAAATTTTAGAAAATGACGAGCTACCACAAGACCAATTGTAAACGTAACAATGATTATGTCCGTTACCCTTCATGAATTTATTAGCCTCTAACATTTCGTGTTTCAATCCTACATCCAACGTGTTATACACATCGAACCCCGCGTTCCGAGACAGGATCGACGCATCCTTGAAATCACTCGACGTGTTGAAAAACATGTACGCCTGTCTAACCCGTACTCTTGTTTTCACGGATGTATACGGGACTTCGTAGTAGGATGTGAAACCATTTTTACCCACGTACGAATACACGATGTTTTCCTTAGGCATGAGCCATCGGCGAACCCACGATTCGTCGATGACCGGTGCCACGTCGTACGATTCCATGTGTTTACGTAACATCTTGGTAACCTTTGGTACGTCCGAACTTTTCATGACCGTGTATTCCGACGTTCCGTGAACTGCGTGTGGTCTCTCCCGTTCGTTAGAGAATTTGGCCTTGTTTAGTTTGGGTACGTTTAAGAGTCTGTGCCAATACTCCGTCTTAGCCACAGCCCCGGGAAGTTCGGCGACGGCCGTGTACACGGCTTGCCAAATTCCCCGAGCATTGGCGCGTCTTCGAATCTCGGATATGAGCAATGGTGCGAGACGTTGATTCCGTAACGTGTCGTGAACACACAAAAAGTTGATCTGGAGCGCATCGAACGTATCCTTCTTGACCCTGTATTTACACGGCATACCCGAGATGAACCCGACGAGCTTACCACCCGATTTGGTTCGAAGCCCGAGATTCCACTCGGGTGTCGTCGCCCACTCGACAAACTGTTCGCTGTACTCGAGCGCGAAATGTTCATCACGGATGTAGTGAACACTCAAGAGTTCGGCGGCTTCTTTTACGGTACACTCGGACCATTCGAACTGTTCGGGTAATGCGATCGGGTTTGGATCAAAGTCTCTACACGTGTTTATCTCACCCGTGTATTCCTCGTGATTTTCTGGTACGGGTTGGGTATTCCAAAACTCGTGCATTTGTATACACACGCATCTTAGTTTTAAGTCGGCTTAAAGTTTTGAAACGTGTATAAGTCAGAAAAATGTCTCTCGAGCAAGATTACACTACCGTTCCAGGTCAACTCTACGCGTGTCTCTCCGTGGTTGGTCCAGAATGCCCTCAGAAGAATGATAAGTTTGGTATCAAGATCAGAGGCGCTTTCAACTCTAGAGAAGAAGCTGCGTCGCACGCAAAGCGTCTTCAAAAAGAAGACGCCACTTTCGACATTTATGTAGTGGATATGTATAAATGGCTCTTGATTCCACCAGATCCAACGGCCATCGACGACGTCCACTACACGAACGAAAAGCTCGAAGCACTCATGAGCGGATACAAGGAAAATCAACAAATGGCGGCGAAGATGTTCGAAGAACGTAAGCGCGACATGATGGAGAATGGTACGAACACGTTCATCAAGCCCGGTGACGAGAACTCCAAGTACTACACGAAACCGGACGAAGCCCCGATTTCTCACCCCGCCGAAGTCATCGAGCGACTCAAGAAGGAAAAGCCAGACGCCCCGATGGAAGAGCTCGTGAAGGAAGCTGACGCCATCGTCGCGAAGGAAATCGAAGAACGCAAGAAGAAGCGTGAAGCCGAAGAAGAGGAAGCGAAAGCGAAGTCTACGGAAGCACAAATCAAGGAAGGTGGTGAAGTCGAAGAAGGTGAAGAAGCGACGTCAAACTAAAATGAAAAATTAAAATCACACATATAATAAGTATGTTGACCATCGCACTCAACGTGGTGACCATTCTTATCGTGTTGTACATATTCGGTTTAATTCTGAAAGACAGAGAAGTCAGAGAACTTAAACGGAAGATGGAAGATGAACCTAGTCACGTGTCTGCGACTGAAGTTGGAGACGCTATTTCTAGAGACCCACTCGTAGTGAGCAGAGCATATTTTTTGGAGTCAAAGGATGAACCCACGACTGACTTTAAGGGATTCTCAACCTGGACGAAGGATGACTGGTTGCATGGTTTTCCCCATGAAGAATCCCAGAATGAAGGCGACGAAGATGACGATGTAGGCAGTCTTGTCGAGGTTACCGAATAGATCTATCTTTTCGGGATGCATTTGGTACGGCGAAGGAGGTGGTGGAGGTGGAGGTGCGTAGTAATACATGGACTGCTCCTCTTGTGGTGGTTCATCCATGACGTCTCTGAGTGAAGACGTTTCTTGTTTATCCATGATATCTGGAGTGTATTCAATGGGATTACCTATATCGCTCTCCATTTTATAAAATGGCGGATGATTTTTTTAAGTAGATTATTCCTCATCTTCGTCTTCATCCTCGTCGTCATCCACGATGAATCCAGCTAAGTTACCGTTTTCATCGGCATCTTCATCGTCATCATCGTCTTCAGATTCATCGTCTGATTCGGAATAAAATTCGGATTCGTCATCCTCGTAGTCTTCATCGTCATCCGTGTAATCGTCTTCGACTTCTTCAAAGATTTCGAGACGTTCCGGTGGTTTAGAAACTCGTCCTGAGCGTGTTCTGGTAGCCATTTTTGTTTAAAACGTGTGTAATCTTTAAGTTCTTCTGTATAAAAGCTCAAATTCGAGCGTTATGCGCACGAGAAGGTCGTCTATTTCTTCTATGAGCGTAGAATCGGAAGAAGGGCCGTAGAGTGCGAGTTCTTCCATGTTTTTGATGGCGCGTTCGAGGAGTTTTCTGGAGATATCGTCGTGTCCCTTGTACTCCCTCGCCATGTTTATGTTGGCGAGGAATTCACGGTACAGAACTTCATTGAGTCCTGAATACTTGTGTGTTTCGCGTATGAGAGAATCGAGTGTGTCTAGCTCCACACCCTTTTTAATGAGCTTTGAGGACATGTAAATGACTGCGATGAGGAATACAACTGCTAGCATCTATAACTTACTTGCTATTTTATCTATAAGTAAGTGTGCGCGGGTGGTACACGCACACACCTGTTTTATCGTTGCCCTGTCTGTGTTGAACGACACTGTTTGGGAACACGTGGTACACACGTGATTCGTGTGTATGGTTCTCTTCTTGATACCCTTTTGTTTCTTGATATCCGTGATGTCAAATTCTACATCCTTGAGTATGTGTCTCTGGATGTACCCTTTGAGATCACTTTTTATGTCATTGTCTGGTTTCGGTTCAACTTTCTTCTTAGGGATGGGTTTGTATTTGGTGACATTGAGCTTTTCCACGATGTTTTCTGGAAGTTGGTGTCTGCGCCCTGAAAAGTCTTTACAGAATCCGTAGTGACGCCCACGAATGGTTTCACACCTACAAAAACACTTTTGACACACCGTGTCCCCTAAAATATGAAACCACACGTGATTTGACCCGTGTTGTCTTTTTGTGTTTTCGCAGTACCTTGACGTGGTCGCGACGAGGTAACTGTTCTTTTCTTTGTATATCTTCGTGACTCGCGCACTCGCTTGCCCATCCATGTTTTTGCGGATGAACGTTTCGAGAAGCGCTAACGTCTCCGGATCCGTGAACTCATTTTTGGTCTGTGCGGCTGTGAACGACCCTTCGACTTTTCTGGACCCTTCGATGATTCTTGGTTCCGTGTTTTGTGTCCTGAGTGTCGCCATGTGCATGAGTTTCACACTCGGTTCCGGAGAAACACGTTGAAACATAGCGAGTGGACCATGTTTATAGATGAATACGGGTAGATACTCACCCTGTGTTTCCTTTCCTTTGTCACACTCCGAACACCCGGTACCATTACACGCCTCGTGTTTACCCTTCTTGTGTGACCAGGGCATTCTGAAACCACTTCCTTTTGTATTCCTTTCACTGCTTCCATAGACAGACAAGTCCACGATGTTTTCCCAATCTTTGGAACCATACACGAGTGTGAGCGTCGAGATGATGTGTTGACGGAGTGCGATGGCTGATGATCTATTGACTGGAAAATCGGGCCAATTGATGTGAACCCCTGTTTTCATGAGATCACCCACAGGTTTTGGTTTTGCGACGGAGACGAGGGCGTCCTTTCCACCGTATTTAGACACTTTATCACAAATGACACGACACACGCGCTCGACTTCTTCCATAGTCATCGCGTCGTCATCCTTGTAATCGAGGTCCACGAAAAAGTTGTACGCGTCCACGGTCTTTTGTTCGACCACGAAGAGCTTTTCGCCCGAGTTTATACACTCCACGTACTTTTCATAAAAGTCATTCAATCTATCAAAAGGCACGGATAGGACACCACCGTCCATGAGCACATGTGATAGATTGGTAGCTTTGCAGAAACCATTGCTCTTGCACCAGTTTCTGAACATCCTTACTTACCAATACATCTATTCATTTTTTTAATCATCTTCATCTTCTATGCCGTGTCTGATGGTACGCATGAGAGACACGTCTGGATACAGTTCCTCTGATTCATTGAGTTCCTTTTTCAAGGTTAAGAGTTCGTAGACTGTTTTTTCTTTGACATCTTCGATGTATGCAGATGCCCTGCGTTCGCTGTAATCACGTCTATTTAAAAGCAAGTCCTTGATTTGCATAAGAATGTAACTCTTGGACTTCATTATTTTATAGCAAAGGATTTTCTATCCAAAGAAGTCACACACGCATAGAATTCCGGGTTTTCTAGGATATTTTTGGTGATCCTATCCCACTGTTTCTTTGACCGAAACTCCTGAAGTGTTTCGAAAGCCATGAAATCGTTTTCATCGTGTGTGCGCTTGATCGGTTGCTTTTGTATTTTTTTAATCATCATTTTTTGTTTCTCTTCGTTGAATTTCCTAACGAGCTCGGATTGTTCCGGTTTAGTGTAATTCACAAAGAATACGAAAACATTATATTCGAGGTCCACTGTGGGACTCTCTTTGACTGTAAATTTAAATTCTGTATATTCACCTCTTTTAAGAGACACGACCCCACGCGTCTCTTCTTCGAGTTCACGGAGAGCACAACGAATGGGATTAAAAATCTCTCGTCGTCTACACCCTCCCGTGACAAATATCCAATCTTTGAAGCGCTTATCTCTCACTGTGAGGAACCTTGGTTTATCTCCCGTAAATGTTACCGGTATCGCGATGGCTTTGTATTTTTTCATTGCGCTGGTCGCAAGTTATAATTTCCGGAGATGTTAATTTTCCTCCGACTCGGCGTTTACGGAAGTTGGTTCATCATCCTCGTCGTCTTCCTCTACGGCAATGGTCTTAGAGGTCGTTGGACGGGGTTGGGGTGGGGTGTGCGCTTGAACGAGTTTATTACAGAAACCTTTGATACCTTCGATATCATCTTTGGCTTTGGAGAATTCCTTATAGATGTACACAGTCGCGGCGATGCACGCCACGATGGCCACGATCGTGAGAGTCTCTCGGTCGAAGGACAACATATTTATGTAATAGAAACGTTGAATCTTTTTAAGTAGATATAATTGCGCCCATATGTGTTTGTTTGTTTTGTGGGCATGGGTAACCTTTTTCTGCAAATTGCACCTCCTGATAATGTCCCTCTTTACATGGGGCATTCGGTGCGATGAAATTTTCGAGCGTCCTGGATTTTGGATCGTACGTGAGTACGAATACAAATCCTAGAAGAAACAAATACTTCCACAGCATTTGTTATTAACGTGTAAATAAATTTAGTTCGAGTACATCAAACCACCCATACCATTCTCGATGCGGAGGATGTTGTAGTTCACGGCATACACGTCTTGTCCCGCGGTGAAAGAACCACCGGTAGACACGAGGCGCGCGGAATCCAATCGGCTGAAGTTAAGAGAACCGGTTGGTTGCAACTTGGATGTTTCGAGGCAGAATGGGTACAAGAAGTAGTTACCCGCATCACCTTCGATGGACGAAGCCGTGGTGTGATA